ATTCAGTGCGTGCCTCACTAACGGAGGCCAGCGACGCGACATCTGACGAAGACCAGAGCGAATGAACCCCCAGAATGCCGCTTCAGTCCACTCACCACCGGCGCGAGTTCGTGGGACTCTGTCAGTCTTCGCTTTGCGGCTCATCCCTGCCCCCTCAAAACGCCGCTGCCACTCGGAAGCATTCGCGTCGAACACTCACGAATCTGTGACGGCCGATACAAGCCTTTGTTCTCTGGAAGATCAGGCCGTTCCATGCGGATCGATTCCGCCATTCCCATCGTTGTTTCCGTGCCCCAAATCTCTTCCAGTGATGGATCTCGCGTCATTGGCTTGCGATCGGTAGGCATGTGCAGCCGCTTAGATTTTCTTTTTGCCATCTCTCGCAATCGCCTCCGCAATTTCTCTGCGATGAACGGGAACATCCTTTGGCGCTTCGATTCCAATACGAACCTTGTCGCCTCGTATCTCAATGATCTTCACAACGACTGAATCACCAATCAGAATGTCTTCTTCAGTTTTCCGGCTAAGCACTAGCATTATTCGCTCCGTCTAATTAAGGAAAAAACCTGCGAACAGTCTCGGCGTGACTGCTGGAAACGCCGAACCCTTGGTGACTGTTCGCAGGAGTACAACGCGGTTCGATTCCTTCGACTTAGCGACGTTTCACGGTCGACCGCTTGTATCTAACCGATCAATTCGTTCTAAAATTGCTTTCAGAAGCTCTTCGATTCTGAGCAAAACCATATCCCCATTATGAAAACTGCTTCCACTAACGCCGCCAAGGCTTTGCCCGACAATAGACAATTCCTCTACGACATTATTGAGCTCGCGAACTAACGCGGCTTTTTTAATTGTGTACTCAGCCTGAATCTCGCCAGACTTTGTAATCAGCTCTTTGTGGTCCATTCTTCGCTTGCGCAACTGCGATTGCTGACTCATTCGCGAGGCGTCCAATTCAAGCAATTGACATTCTATTTCTTGCTTACGCCGAGCTATTTCTCTCTTTTGGTCGCTTAAACGCTGTACCCTATCTGGCACAGACTCGCGGCCGTCTTTGCGAGTCTGTTCAGATACTCGCTGTATTACTTCTGCCATTATTCCATGTCCCTTATAAAGGCTTGTATTCGCCCGCCGCCGTTGACAGCGGGCACGACTGGAAACGATCCAGCCGCTTCCGATTTAATTGGGCAGGAATTGCACCTGCTCGCCGGTCCTTCCCCGGCTGTATGGCATGGAGCCATTCAGAGCGTGTCACCTAAACCACGCCGCCAATCAACACCCCTAACGCTGGGGCTGCGTCTGTCTTTCCAGATGTCACTCAATGTGCTGGTCACACCTCACCAGCGGGAGCTTTTCAAAAGTGCCCCTCGTTGGCCCTTTCTAATTTTCCGAGGTGTCACCGCAGTGTTTTGTCCACGATTGCGGCTCGTGCCCGCCTGCTAAGTGCTTCGCGGGTCATGTGCATCTTTCTGTCAGTTGCACTTAGTTCAAAATCCGGTGAACCCTTGCTCTCGCCGGTTAGTAAGTTGGTGGGTAGTTGTCTTTCGCCCACTTGTTTCCACGCTTGATCTGGCTTCGCTCGTCAGCCAGTTGCGATGATCCAGCCGCAAACCATGCCAGGACGATCAGGAGAGCTGTTGCGATAATCTCATTGAGCATTTGCCAGTCTCCTTTTCTTTGCCGCCTCGACATGCGCGTCCTGAGCTTTTTTGATTCGCTCCCGAGCCATCTCACGACGCAAGCATCCGCACGATTTTGTCCCGCCGCTCTGAATGCGTGAACGATGGGTGTCAACAATCTCACCGCACGAGCATCGACAACGCCAGACCTGATACCCGCCAGCGTTGTCCCACTGCGATACGGTAAACATATAGCGGATCACGGTCAGCCGCGATCCTGCAGGCGGGATCGGTGGTGTTCTTTTTTGTGGCCGTCCGACGTTTGCTGTCATGCCTGCTCCTTTGCTCTGAACGTCATCGCTGATTTGCCAGTCACTTCGCATTTTCGGTCCTCACACTCGACCACCAAATCCAACCGAACCAGTTCACGCACTCTTTTTCGAAACGTTTCGATGTTCGCCACGTATTGCTTAGCCGCTTCGTGTGCCGCTTCATTAGCCGTGATTGGCTTTGGTGCGTCATTTATGGCTTGCAAAACAAGGCTCTGCAACGTGTTGATTCGCAGCTCTGTTTCGACTGCTGATTTCTGGCTGGTTATTGGGTCTGATTTGCGGGAGATGTTTGCAGGGGTGTCAAAACCAAGGGTTAGTTGGCTCATGTTGCGGCCTCCTCAAGCTCGTCTTCCATCTCGAACATAGTTCTCTGAGGATCTGCCTTTTTTGGCTGACAGGCTGCTGCAAGATTCTTTACAGCCTGCCTGTAATAACTTGTTTTCAGTTCGCATCCGACGCCGCGACGACCTTGAATAACTGGTGCATAAACTTCTGATCCGACTCCCATGAATGGAGTCAAAACAACGTCTCCGGGATTTGTCCACATCTGCACGGCCCGTGCGATTACATCCAATTGCAAAGGATGCTGGTGTCGCTCGTCGCCTTCGTCTTTCGACTCCTCGTATGGCAAAACGTTTTCTATCCTGATGTCATCCCAAAACGATGACGCATAATGTCGCCAGATCCAATGGCTGTATCTGTTCTCAATCTGGTTTCCTTTCCATCCCTTGAGCTTCAGTAGTTCTTTTGGAATTTCACGTTCGCCGTGATACTCAAACAATCCGTTCGGATGAGTAACTGGCTCTGGATTGACTCCGCGTTTTCTAAACGGAATCAGGTAGTCGGCTGATGCGACATTCGTCAAAGTTGCGTCCTCGCAAATCTGACGATGTGCCAACGCTTTACTCATTGTTCGATTCCGAACTGCAAGAGGTTCTTTCCAGATGCAAATTCTTGGAAGCATCTCAAATCCGAGCGACTCATGAAGCCTAATAATGTCGCCCGGAAAGTCTGTGTACCCGCAAATGTTGGCCCCTTGCTTTGGTACATCCATGCAATGCACTGCCGAAATTCGACCGGGCTTCATCGCTCTGTGAATCTGCTTCACAATGAATCCGTAGTGCTCAAAAAACTCGGCGTATGTTCGTGCGTTAGACAAGTCGCGAACGCTGCTGCTGTAGTTGTATAAGCACCCTCCGTTCTCCGTCGCAAACGGCGGCGAGTAAATTGACATGCCGACCGACTCGTCTGGTATCGACTGCAGCACTTCGGCTGAATCGCCGTTGTAAATCGCGTACTGATCGCAAATAACTTGATCCATTACAGCCATGACGGAACCTGCTCTTTCTCCGGGAAATAATCACTCGACACTAGGTGCATACTGTCCTGCATATGAGCCACGAGACTCTGAAACATTCGCTGCACTTGCTGCTTCTTTCGGTCGAGGTTCTCAGCGATTTTTCGCTCGCCCTCACTTAACACCATGTCGATTGTTACGGGATTCTTTTGCCCGAAACGGTAGCATCGCCGCACGACTTGGTAGTACTGCTCGAAAGAGTGACTCGGAAAGATCACCTCGTGATTGCAGATTTGAAAGTTGAGGCCCCACGCTCCAATCTTAGGCTTGCATACCAGCCGACGAATCTGGCCCTTTGCGAATCCAAGCAGGTATTCTTCCTTCTGCTCATCACTCATTGATCCCTTGACCTGCACGCAATCGTCGAGCATCTTTTCAAGCAGATCACATTCGGGATTCAGTTCGCCCCACAACGCGGTAGATCCATTGTGATTGTTCGCCAGTTCGACAGCCTTTTCGCATCGCTCCTTGATCGTTACGCGGCGTTCTTCTCGCTCCTCTCGCATGTCGTTTGCTGACATCGCGAAAAGATTTCCGGCTCTTGCCTTCGTGCATTCGATGATGTGTGCTCGCTCGGTCAGTGGCGGCAGAATAAATCGACTATCATCAAACCCGAGGTCAGAGGGTTTTTGAATTGATCTTGCCCACGAGCAAACCCACGACCAAAACGGTTCTTCAGCGTGACCGCGAAAACGGTATTTTGTGCGGCCCCATCCGTGATGATCCTTTGACGTTTCCTGTTTAAAAAACTTTGTGATCATGTCACGAAAGCCGAGCAACCCGAGTGCCTCTGATGACGTGCCAAGTTCCCAGAAATCGTTAGGGGCAGCCGTTGCCGTGCAGAGCAGTCGAAATTGAATTGTTCGCATGAACTCAACTACAGTCGCCTTTCGCTCGCTCTTAAAGTCTTTTATTCCGCTAGACTCATCGCAAACGACACCCGCAAACGTAGACGGATCAAACTTGTGAAGCTGCTCATAGTTTGTGACAACGCACTGAGTGCTGCCGTCGTGCTTGCCGTCTCGCGACCTAAAGGCCTTGATGCCAAATCTATCCGCTTCCTCGACTGTTTGGGCACCTACGGCTAAAGGAGTGACTATCAAAACGGGCCTATTTGTTCGCTCAATGATCTTTTCAGCCCACGCTAACTGCATTGCAGTCTTGCCCATTCCGCAATCCGCAAAGATCGCTGAGCGACCCATTCTTAACGCCCACTGCACAAGATGCTTTTGGAAGTCGTACAGAAATTCCGGAAGTGCGTCGGCTTCAAATCCGGACTCATTCAGCCACTGCGATTTCTTTTCAACGAATCGACTGTAATCAGTTACAGCATTCACGCTTTCCGCCCCTTAAAATACTTCGCCGCGATCCTCCACAGCACACCCTGCCTCGTCTCGCCGGTCTTTGCTGACTCATCCGCCAATGGCTTTTGCAGTTCCGGCGGAACACGCAGCAGCAGTTGAGGATTGCCTTTAACTTTCTTTGTCACTTCACGTTCTCCAGTTCCTTCTTAAGCCGCAAGACTTCGGCGTGGTTGCCGTCGTGCTCGGCGTAAATGATGCGGGCTTGCAGATTGCGGATTGTTGCGAGTGTTGGCATTTGCGGTCAGTCTTGAAAAGTCGCCAGTCCGGATTGAACCAGCCGAGGCCGGTGCAGCTTGCTTATGGCCGCACCGGACTGGCGAGGGGATCAGCACGCTTTTGCAAGATCCAGCACTTCACTAAATGTCAAAACCCGGCAGCAGTCGTTGTCGTTCATCACATAGCCGCGTGTAGCATTCGCCCACGGCATACTGCTCGTCATGTCAGGAATAGCCTGCAATCCGATGAGCGTAATGCCTTTTTTTGCCAGTGCTTTTACAGTCTTTGCGGAAAAGTCGTTCATCGTCAATTCTCCCCGAGGCTTGCGGCCTCACTTTGGTTTGCGTCCGAGTCACACACTGCGTCTCGATGCAGGCATGATATCACTATCGGAATTGGCGTCAATGCGTGGTGATATCATTTTGCAAGATTGTGGGAAAGATTTCGTTTTGCCCGTGTTTTTATTGGGCCTTCTAATCAGCATGACGGCCGAACGGCTGGCGGCTGGTTGATTAAACACAGCGAGGACTGCAGGTAGCTCGCAGTCCTCTCCCAGTGCTGTGCATCCCCGCCGCTTTTTATCCGCTTCAGGGGATTAGAGGTCGTAGAAAAACTGCAGAAACTCAGTTATCGCCGTATATCCTGTCGGCACACCCTGATTCTCGTCTTCGTTGCCCCACAAGGAATTACGCGATCCATGACAGACAATCCAGCCTGAGCCACACTGCTGCTTGACGATTGTGTTTTTTGCAACTGGAGCAAATAATTGCGTTCCGCCGGAAATGGAACTTCCCGCTGGGCCGTCGTACTCAATTTCTCCGGTGATTCCAGTCGTCCACGAATCCGACAAAAACGTGTCTTTATCATACGGATTTGGCGTCGACCCATTGATTGCATCTTCTCGACCAAACGTCAACGAACCTCCAGCATCGCTAATCAGTTGCTCTAATGCATCATAAAACGTTGGATCAAGCGCGCGAAAAAGCAGTGATCCGCCAGAGTTCGTAAGGTTTTTGTAGTCGACGCAGCACAGCAACTTTCCGCCAGCATTGACCCAATCTGCAATGATGCCGCGTTGAGTCGAATTAAGGGTCATGATTTGACCCTGAGTAAATGATCCGTCTGCGGCACCGAAGCATCCCAGACAATACACTTCGCAATCATCCAGGTCGCTGAGTGAAGATGGCAGAAGTTGCGTGATCGCGTTGCCGCTGATCGTTTCTAATGCGTCTTTGGCTGGGGCGTAGGCGGCTTCAATGCCTGTTCCGGGAGGCGAACCCAGCCTTAACAAATCGGCGTATATCAAACCGCCAGTGTCGCAGCAGCCGCAGGATAATTGCATTAGCATAACTTACCTCGAAGCCATTGGCTCGCAATCGCCAAAGAACATCCAATGACCAGAAATCCATCTTGCGATACCAAACGTATCGACGGAGTGCGCGGTTACCTCACTGTGATTCCAAACCGTAATTTGCTGCACTGGGTCCGATTCGGAAAAATCACTGTTGGCCACTGACCAGTAACACACCGTTGCAAGGCAAGATGTGGCACCTGTTTTTGAATTGGTGGCAACGGGTAACGATGCATCGAGTATTACGACGCGATCACGCATCGGAGCAAATTCATTATTGCTGCCCGTCGCGTGGGGCTGCTGTCGGCGCGAAAGCAAGTCCTGCCACAACGCACGGGCTTGCTCCGGAGTTAACGCCGCGATCTGGTCCATGCTCATCCCTTAATGTCACAGAGTAAATCGATCCCCGCAATCGTCGGCGTGACGGCCGTCCCCGTGGCCGCATCGTTGCACGCAATTGTCAGTCGCACGTCTAGAACATCACCAGCCGTTAAGCCGGAAGGAGTGATCGTGAATGCCTTGGCGGCAAACACTAGGGAGTTGATTGTGGTGGCTGACGTTGTGCAAAGGTCCGACCCTATGCCGGTGATCTTGTCGATCTTGTAACACTCAACATCGACAGTGCAGGAGGCCGAGGCAACTGTCGTCACCATGCCTGCAGATAGTGACAGCGTGACCGTTTCGCCTGCTTCATAGCACTCTGGAAGCTCGACCATGAAGCGAGCGTATCGGCTCGTGGCTCCCAGTGCCTTACAGTCGCCCGCTGATATTGTCGGTGCAGTTGATCCAAACGTTGTTCCTATCAACGCAAGGTCATCTGCTGCAGCAGTACCTGGCAAATTGGTCTGGA